GGGCCTTATCAAATCCAAAGACTTTGGAGCCATTCAAGAGAAACTTACTGAAAACTTTGGCGGCTTCGGTAAGGCAGCAGGCGAAACAACCGAAGGACAGCTGGCAAGATTTACAACTGGCATTGCGGAACTAAAGGAGGGAATCGGTGCAGCTTTGTTGCCGGTCCTCGACGCCGTTCTTCCCTTAATCAACAAGTTTGCAAAATGGGCGCAAGACAACCCCGAGTTCTTCGTGATCATGGGAGCCGCTCTCGCAGGCATTGCCACAGCAATTGTTGCAATCAACATTGCAATGAGCATCAACCCAATCACCGCAATCGCAATCGGTATTGGTTTGGTCGCAGCAGCTGCAGTCATCGCCTACAAGAAATTTGAGACATTCCGCGACATCGTTGACGGCTTGTTCGGCGCAATCCGTTGGTGGATTAGCAACGTCACAATCCCACTCTTTCAAGGCTTGCTCGGTGCAGCAACATTTGTCTTCAATGCAATCGCTGCCGTCTGGAACAACACCGTCGGCAAATTGGCTTTCACCATCCCGTCATGGGTCCCTCTCCTCGGTGGCAAAAGTTTCGCAATGCCAAAAATTGGCGGGGGAGGCGGAAGCAGTGGAGGCTTGACAAGCGCACGAGCATTCGAAGAGTCCCAAAAAGAAATCATGGCTGCCAACCCAGACGTATTCAGCGCACCGCCATCAATTGCAGCAGCTGCTCCAGGCAAGGTGCAAAACTCAGAACCTCCGCTTTCGGCAATGCCAACGGGTACAGGATCTAACACGATGGCAGGCGGTCTTGCAGGTATTGACTTCAGCAACACAACTTTCAACATCGACGCAGGACTTATCTCGTCGCCCGCCACAGTCGGTCAAGACATCATCGACGCCATCCTCGCAGCGCAACGCAACTCGGGAGCGGTCTTCGCACCGGCAACGACACTGTGACCGTCCCCACATACCAAGTGCTTGTCGGATTCCAGACGACCACAGGATTCGGTCAACCCTTCCAACTCAACGACGCAGTCTTCGGTCTTTTAGACACAGGCACCCTCGGCGGTCTTGCATACGCAGACCTGACTTCGCTCGTTCTGTCGGTCAATATCAAGCGCGGACGCAACCGCCAACTTGACCAGTTCAACGCAGGAACCGCACAGGTCGTGTTCAACAACAACTCTCGCATCCTTGACCCGCTCAACGACTCCTCGATCTACTACCCGTTTGTATTGCCTCGCTCGCCCATCATCATTTACGCCAACGGCACTCCCATTTACACAGGCTTTGTCGAGGATTGGGACTTGGATTATCAGAACGCCAACCAGGGCAGAATGTACGCCAGATGCGTTGACACCTTCGGCACCCTTGCCAATCAGCAACTTAACGCTTTCACCCCGTCGGCACAGACTTCAGGATTGCGCGTAGACGCCGTCCTAGACCGTCCAGAGGTTGCCTATCAGGGCGCAAGGTCTATCGGTACAGGAACCTCGACTCTCGGCGCTTACGCGGTCTCTCAGGACACAAACGTCCTCAACTATCTACAGCAGGTCAACACGTCCGAACAGGGGTACCTGTACACCTCAGCCGACGGCACCCTCACCTTCAAGGGCAGGTCAAGCGTTCTCAACCCCGTGTCAGGCGCGTCCTTTACCACCGACGGCACAGGAATTTCATACATGAGTCTCGTCAACCAGTACGGGTCGGAACTCTTGTACAACAACATTTCAACCCAGAGTCCCGCCGGAGCCGTCCAGACAAACACCGACCCAACCTCAATTGCTCTTTATCAGTCTCAGTCCTACCAACTCCTAAATCTTCTGAACTCAACGACAACAGAAGTCAACGGCCTCGGCGCATACCTTCTCGGCAAGTACCGCAACCCCGTTGTCCGCTTCACAGGCGTCTCGTGCGAACTTGCAGCGCTTACAGCTGCGCAATGGGCAACCATCTTTGCCATTGACCTGACGTCAATCGTGACAGTCCAGAAGGACTACAACACCGGAACCCCGCTTACAGAATCGCAGACCCTGATCACGTCAGGAATAGAACACCGAATCGTTCCAGGGTCTCACATTGTTTCGTACACTTTTGAGAGTACGGACGGCAACCAATATCTAACCCTTGACGATGCGATTTTCGGAACGCTTGACAACAACCTTCTCAGTTTCTAGAAAGGAAACAAAATATGCCATTATCAGCAAACGGCGGATACCAACTTTATTCAGCAGGCGCGATATTAACCGCGGCACAGGTTAATACGACATTGATGCAGCAATCCATTATTACTTTTGCAACCGAAACAGCGCGCGACGCTGCCTTAACTGGCGCAACTGCTCCTGTTCAAGGTATGCAGTGCTACATAACGACACCGGCAGAAACTAAAAACGGTTACGGCACTGGACGCGGAACGCAAGGCCCAATTCGCCAGACATACAACGGCACAAAATGGATTACTACATCTCCAATCACAAGTTACGGCAATGTTGTAGCAGGCGCGTCTTTTGCCACCGTCACGACCACAACACTTGCCGCATTAGGCGCAGTTACAGCGCAAGGCGTACCGCAAATAATCTCAATGGAGACAGGGACAAAAGTATTAGTTACATTGTCAAGCGTTGTGCAAAGTCAAGGTAACTCAAACGAAGCAAACTACACCGTTGCCGTTAATGGCACTGTCTATTCAACAAACGCTGGTGAAATTGCACGTTCGTCAGTTAGTTCATCGGGTGAATTACATATGACAACTTTTCAACGACCAGTTACCGTCACCGCTGGCATAAATACGTTCACATTTTTTGCGGCTGGTGCTTCGCCGTCGCCAAACATTCGTTTTGCGTCAAACGCAATAACCGTACAGGCTTTACTGTGACAAAAACCAACCCGCAAAAAGCCCTGATTCTATTGGTTATTTGTGCATCGCTCACCGCTTGCGCAGATCGTGAACGTCTCAACTGCCCACGCACAAAAAACAAAGCCCTTCGAGGCGCAGTCATTGAACCAGTAATAACGCCAACAACAATCGCCACGCAATACGGCACCGGAGGGAAATGCGTATGAAACCACAAAACAGATTAAGCAATGAAGAAATCAAAGCACGACTTATCTTTGTCGTAGCCGTCGGATTGACAGTTGCATTCCTTGCATCAATTCTTGCTCTTCTTTACGGCTTGCTATTTGTGACGCAACCTCTTGAGGTCAGCCCAAATGACGATTCCGCTTGGGCAGTACTTTCGCCAATGCTTGCCACTTTGACTGGCGGTCTTCTCGGTGTTCTTGCTGGCAATGGTCTCAAAGATAAACCAAAGGATCCTCCAGTATGAGCAACCGCGTCTATCCGTATTACCCATCTTGGGACGGCAAAGCCACTCAGCCCGTGACGGCAAAACTTGTTGAACTGTGTGGAAAGCGTTGGGGAACTAAGTCTCTTGGGACATACGTCAATCGCCCAATGCGCAACAACGCAGGACTGTCCGTTCACGCCACCGGATACGCAGCTGATATTCAATACAAAGACGAAGCACAAGCGCGAGAAATTTGGGACTGGTTCCTTGCCAACTCCAAAGCCCTCGGACTCTGTGAACTGCACTGGTACGCATACGGCTCCTACGGGGCTGGCTACCGATGCTCTCGAGGCGAAGGCAAAGCAGGCGTCAAAATCTACACCGCCGACGACAATGCAGGCTCCTATCAAGGCAACCCAAACTGGCTCCACTTTGAGATGGCAAAGCAAACCGCAGAAGCATTCGAAGCCGCTTGGCGGGCACTGCCAAAACCATAAATCGCTCGAGGATGTCATTCTCCTCCTGCTAGACCTCGGGACTGACTGCGTTTCCCTCATTGGTTCCGAGGTCGAATCCGCCACCTAGACGCTCGTCTGTGTTACAACATGACAAGCACGTCGAGCGAAGGGAAACGCAATGACCGATACACAATTCATCTACAGTTTCATTATGGGATGGGTCAGTTGCTGGCTATTCCTCAAAATGATGGCAAACCGATGATGCTTCCAACGTGGGGGTATATGCCGTTATGGTCTAAGGACAAACTAACGCTCGTCCAAATCTTCACGGATTCGGCAACAGAAGAGATCGTCAAAGTCACAGTCGCCAGAAGGCAGGCTCCCTGGATGACTTTCGCTTCGATTACAGAAGTAGAACAGGTTGATTAAGAGAATCATGGCAATCGCCCTCATCACCGCAACATTCACCGCAACGCCCGCAAGCGCAGCTGCACAATCTTGTCCGCAATGGGAACCGCTTCTACGCAAGCACTTCCCCGCAAAGGTTGTGCCAACCTTCTCAAGAATTATGTATCGCGAATCGCGCTGCACCGCTCGAGCCGTGTCGCCAGTCCGCAAAAGCACCGGACGACCCGATGTCGGTCTCCTTCAAGTGCAGGGGTCGTGGGCAACCGTGACACGGGCAGTCTGTAAGAAGCAAGATGTCATCCGCGCATTACAAGATCCGTCGTGTAATGTCAGGGTCGCTCGGTACCTCTTTGACAATGGAGGTCTTGGGCATTGGAAAGCGACCTCAGGGTCGTAACGAAAGATGAGGGAAACATCATGGAACTAACAACCGACGAAATCATTGCGCGTCTAATGAATCTGTCAGTCAAACTTGACGGAGAAATGCGCTTCGAAGAAGGCTCAACAATCAGTCAGGCAATTGCCCTGATTATGACTCTTCGCAATTCAGCAGAACGCCTTCGGCATCCAAGCATGAGCAACAACAACGACGAACTCAAAGCCGTCATCGAGTGGATTGTTGACCAGAAATGAGCATTGAGGATTACGAACCAGTCGCCTCTCGCCTTGCTCGGTTCTGGGAAAAACACCCCGAAGGTCGCGTCATCACAAAACTCATCACATTTGAAGGCGACCGCGTCATCGTGCAAGCCGACATCTATGTTGATCGAGAAGACGTGCGACCAATCGCAACCGACTTCAGTGAAGAGCTGCGTGGTTCAAACAACGTGAACAAAACAAGTCATATTGAGAATGCCTGCACGAGTGCCATCGGGCGAGCCTTAGCCGATTGCGACTTTGCGTCAAGCACCGACTGGACCAAGCGTCCGAGCCGTGAAGAGATGTCAAAGGTCGAGCGCATGACGTCACGACCCACAGAAGGCGGAAGCATTACCGAGCCATCTAACCTGGCGTCAGAGAAGCAACTCAACATGATCCGCGCAGTATGCAAAAGCATGGGACGCACAGTTCCGGCATCTCTCCAGTCCATGACAAAGCGCGACGCCTCGCAATTTATCGACACTCTCAAGAGCGCACCCGCACCACAAGAAGAACCCGAAGAGGCGTTCTAATGGATTGGGACGACAACAAAAACAACGCAGCGCGTTCTATACAAGAGTTAGAAACAACAATTTACAATGCCTTTGAGGAACTTGAACGACTGAAAGTAGAAAACCAAAAACTGATTACAAAGTGCATACACCTTGAAACAGAACTGTCGCGTCTTGAAAGGCTTAGCAATGGTTGACTTCCTCATGCTCATCATCATGTGCGTCAGTCTGTTCATGTGCGGATTCCTCCTGGGAAAAGATTCCCGATGACTGTTTCCGAAAAGATATTTCAAGACCAAGTCATCAAGTTGGCCCGAATGCAGCAATGGCTTGTCTTCCATGCCTCACCCTCATCGCCTCGCCCTGGAGTATGGCGGTCAGACGGCAACGGATTCCCCGACCTTGTTCTTGTCTCAACATCTGTGCCTTCTCGAGGTGTCATCTTCTGCGAACTCAAAACCGCTGAAGGGAAACTTTCAGCAGAGCAAGAAAAGTATGCGCGGTGCCTCATCAACGCAGGAACCGAATACCACGTCTGGCGTCCTCGAGACATCGACGCAATCGCAGCTCGTCTCGGTCGGCAAGGCAAAGTCCAATGAGACAACAAATCAGGGTGTTCCTGACAAAAGAAGAAGTTCGCCTTGCCTGCACTGGAGGGATAGAACACCGCATCGACGCCATGTTCAAACACCAACGCCCAGGAGCATCAGACCGCCCGTACCACCTACAACACTGGTGGCAATCCCACATCACAGGCTCCCTCGGTGAAGTCGCCGTCGCAAAAGTGTTCGGCGTTGATTGGGAATGGCAAGAGAACGAGAACGGCTTTGATGTCCTCGAGTACCAAGTCAGAACAACAGAGAACGCAGACAACACCATCAAAGTCCGCAGGCGCGACAACCCAGACCACAACTTCATTCACTGCAAAATACGAGACAACCGAGTTCTCATCGAGGGCTGGATTACAGGTCGCGAAGTCATAGACAACAACGAAGAGATCTACAAGGACTGCTTCACCATTAAGGACTACCGCCTGTACTCCATGACCGACCTCCCAGAGTTCCCACAAGAGCTGCCAGACGGCGTCGAGATATTCAAGCCAAGCGTCCCACGATTAGGAACAGTTAGATGATTATCGTCGCCTGGTACATCCTTCTGATAAGTATCGGCCTAGCAATCCTCCAGGGGATACGCAAGGACTAAGATGCCAACACAATTGAGTCAAGCAAGCGCGCGTTGGGGATTGCACTCAGCCGGAAGAACACTCGGGAACGAGGGTCGAGCAGTCTGCCCTCGGGCTACTGTGCAGCGTCCAAACGTCATAAATGTGAATGGTGACCGTCCAACGATGTCAAACATCCGGCAACCTCAGAGACATACTGGAATCGCGGGGGGCGAGCATTACACAACACCCGACCACAACAAACGAGACCAAGACCCCTCGGGGGGTCGCGGTAGCAGGGGGCAACCATGAGCAAAAGAAGAAGCAGTCCAGAGTTCCTCAAGAGAAGAGCAGAACTACTACAAGGCAACCCACTGTGCCACTGGTGCAACAAAGCACCCGCCACCGAAGCGGATCATCTCATCCCGTACGACCTCGTCGGGGATGACACAGAGTTAGTCCCCGCCTGCAAGCCATGCAACTCAAGAAGAGGCGCACAATACGTCAACGGCAACCGAACAGCACAAGCCCATTCAAGAGCAGAGCACCTCGGACTCGACCCAACGACAAAACCAAAAGCAAAACAAACAGAAGTTTTTTTGAAAAAAGAAAAAATCATGAC